CCGCTGCATCCGATCAATTCGGATCTTGAATATGACTTTGCCGTGCGCGCACTGAACGCGCTTCTTGATGCCGGCGCTGCCGACGAAGGCCATCGCTTGGCACCCCTAGCTGATACGCTCGGCGACTTTATCGGCGAATACGATGCCTCACACCATCAGCTACCAGAGGCGTCGCCGGCTGATGTTCTGAAGCAACTGATGCTGGAGAACGATGTGCGCCAGTCCGATCTGCCGGAGATAGGTAGCCAAGGAGTGGTGTCAGAGATTCTGAGCGGTAAGCGCGAACTCAACACGCGCCAGATTTCCGGATTGTCGCGACGGTTCCACGTGAGCCCAGCCGTATTCTTCCAAACCGCCTGATTTACTTTCTTTCATCAACGGCCGCCCTGCGAAAGCTCGGCGGCTTTTTTGCGTCTGATTTATTGCTTGACGTTAGACCCCAATGGGGCTAATATTTTCAATACAGGGAGGCCTTTCCGGCAACCCGCCATCTCCGAAAGGAAGAATCATGAAATACTCTTTTCGTGCCGCCGCGCGCACAATTGGACGAACCCTTCATGCTCTACAAGGCTCTCACGACCGACGACTTGGCGCGCCTTCAGAAGGGGCTCGGATTCACGGGTGCCCAGATGGCAAAGCTGCTGGGCGTATCCAGCGACAAACAGTACAGGAAGTACACGGGCGGGAAGAATCCGCGTGTGGTGAGCATGCACATGCTGTTCTGGGCCATGGCTCATCGCGTGCTCAAGCAGAAAGACATCGAGACCGTGTACGACGCGATGCGAGAGGCCGGAGCGGTGCTAGACCCCAACGCCGATCCTGCCCCGGAGCAGGATGGAGAGCCGCAGCCATAGCCATGACACTCGGCTGCGCTGCCGCTGGCGCGCACGCTGAATCGTTTTTCCATGCTGAAGCCGGCCTTGGCGCCACGAACTTTACGGCGATGGGTGATGGAATGTACTTCCAGGAGGGTTTCTCCCACCACCTGAAGCTCCGCGTCCCTGCTGGCCGAATCGGCGTTGGATTGACCGCGCTCCCATACACCCGCGGGTCGTGGCTACCTGGCATCGATCTGAGTCTTGCATACATGTATTTCGGCACCGCCAAGATCCAAGGCGATGCCGTGCCGGACGCCACCGATTATTCAGATGGCATAGGCGGCTACAACCCCAAGACGCACGCTTGCAATGGCGAATGCGGCCCGATGCGCTACTTCGACACTGGCGGCTCGCTTCAGGCGATCGCGCTGACCATCGAGCCATACTATGAAGTCGGCAACTGGCGATTCAGCGTCGAGGGCGGCCCGGCAATCTTCAAGGGCACATGGACGTCAACCATGACCGTCATGTCGGCCACAAGCCCTTGGGGGCCGCGTGGCTCTGTGGAAACGCTGGCGCATGATCCCAAGCCGCAGCTCACATGGGTGGCTGGCGCATCAGTTGCCTACAAGAAGGTGACTGTGCGCTACACCTACATCAGCACGCCGTCGAAGAACGTCAGCAATAGCAATGTTCCGCTTGGGTTCAGGGCGGCGCACATGGTGACGCTGGGGTACAGATGGTAGAACTTTGTAAATTCAGCCAATGAGCGCACCCAAGTTAGGATGGGCGCATCGTATATGCAGCCCGAGCAACTGACTTTGAACATTCCCGATCGCAGCCCCAACAGTCGACAAGATGATCTGATGTCTTTTGCTCAGATCACTGTGCTGTGTCGAACCACGATTTCGGAACGACCACGGCGTCGCCGGATGGGTTCATTGGCTTTGGAATGTCACGCACCGAGATATTCGAATAGCGGTTGAACGCAGTGTTGAAAGTCTCTGCGTCGACCTTGTCGCGGAATTGCTCCCAGAAGTGCCATTGCGGGACGGCGGTCGTGTAGGCAATCGACTTGAATCCGAGCCCGTTCTGCACCGACGCAGGGAAAAACTGCTTCACCAGATACCCGGTTTTCGGATCCACTGCGTCACGCATCTGCGCCATGACGGGCGTGTCTTCACGGTTGAAGATCGGCCACGCCTGCTGCAACGGGTTGAACCGGCCAATGACTAGCGCCACGGTCACGAGTGACGCGGCAAGCAGCGGCACGGCCGGGTCGATCTTCGTGTGGCGCGCGACCAGATAGGCGGAAACGGCGAACGGGATGATCAGCAGGTCGATCAGGTTCGGCCAGAACGGGACTTCGGAGCGGGCCTTTGTCAGCATCCATCCGATCACTACCAGTGAAACGAAAGCCACGATGCGCGCAGGCTTTACGGAATAGCCAAGGCGTGTCACCACATGCACGACGAAGAAAAGCAGCAGCAAGCCCTGTGCGTACTGCATCCGGCTTGGGTGGACGTTATCCCACAGCAAGAGTCGGCCGACGCTCGAGGGAATCGGCAGCAGTTCCCACGCCAGCATCATTGCGAGCGCGACGCCGAGAATGAGCGAGCGACGCAAAAACACACGGTCTTTCACCGCGGCCGGCAGGTTGCGATAGTTCGCGAAGCATATGGCCAGCAGGACGAAGAACACGCCGAACGTGGCGGATTCGCAGATGTTCGAATTCGGCACCAGCTCATGAAAATGCCCATCGAACATCGAGAAGGGGAACAGTTGCGAGATAGCCTGACGCAAACCGATGCCGGCGCCCGAGAAGGCGCGGCCACCCGGATACAGCGTCTTCATCGTGGCGAGCAGATAGTCCTTCAGGTAGAGCGCGGTGGTCGCAGATGCTGCGCCGGCCGCGATCACGAGCCCGGCGAACGGCGCGGGCCGCATCCACTCCTTGCCGTACACGATGACAAAGACCGCGCCGACGAAGGCTAGTGACACGATGTACGGGGGATAGAACATCTCGATCATCATGCCGGTGAGCAGCCAGTAGAACAGCAGCAGGCGGCCCCACTTCGGAATGCGGTGCACGAATAGAACGGCCATCGCCGCGCCATAGAGTGCGAACAGCACGCCCTTGTCGGTCCACCAGAACTGCGAGTAGGCGGTAAAGTACGAGCAGAAAGCCAGCAGGACGGACGCCGCTCGCCCGGCACCGATCACCCGGAACAGGTACGTGTACCCGAGGATGAACAGGGCAAACGTAGCGAAGTAGTGAAAGGAGAACGCGTAGGCCGGGTTGACGAAGCGATACAGCATCATCGTCGGTTTGAAGAACCAGCCCCAGTCGTTGATCGGAACTGCGAATGCGATACGCATATCATCGCTATAGGGCGACGTCTTGTTATAACGCTCAAAGTGATTGTTTACCGATCCCGCAGTCAACGATGTGATAACCGCCCACTCATCCGACCGGATCGGTCTGGGCTCGCCAGCCACGATTCCGGTGTCCTTTGCGTGGAGCACCTGTAGCACAAGTCCGTATGACGAAGGTGACCACGTTTGGGAGATATACACGACTCCCAGGAGCGCAATGGCGATTGGGAGCAACCATCGAAAACTGAGCAGGCGTTTGGTGCAGTTGGTCATTGTCGATCGGCTCTCAGACTACTATTATGGGTTTTCTGCTGAAGAAGCCGGATTTTACCGCAGTCAAGAATTTATCTGCGAATCGAATAACCAACCACGACGAGTCATGCAAACAATTTCATCACCGAAACCGCATTTCCGAACGGCCCACCGTAAGCATGGCGCCGCTAGGCTTTGCGCCATCGCCATTCTTGTGTTGGCATATGGCACGCTGCTTTATTACGTTTCACTTGGGACCGGAGGTCTCTAAGAGGCGACACCTCTGCTATCTGGAAGCCAACCCAGATTCCCGGGCGGCTGGCTCAGATCCAGCGCAACACCATCTACGCTTCGGGGGGGGGTGGCGGGGTCATCAAGTAATCTCTGTCGGGGCCGGAAGTCCGCTTTGCATGAACGGCTCAGAATCGTAGAACGTCTTCCATCGCGCGTCGCTCGTCTCGACGGTCCCGTAGCCAGGATATACCGATGGGTCTTGTGGACTACCGAAGTATGAAACGATCACAGCCTCGGTAGTATCCGAGTATTGAACGCAGAGTGTCGTCATGGTCAGAAGTCGTACCCACTGATAGTCACTTGGTATCCCACGGTGCCCGTCGTCACATTCGCTGTGTAGTAGATGGTTTGTGGTGTTTGCATTAGTAGCTTCGAGAACGCAATATTGATAGCCCCACCCGCAGACGCTTGCGAGTTCAAGTAGCAGAACACTGCACCGAAACCGAAAGAAGACGGATACAGCGCGCTAGTGCCAATGGCGGTGGCAGAGACTTGCGTTTGCTGGTTTCCACTAACACTTTTTGCGTTTTTTGGAACAAACGAAGCAATGTTCAACGCTGTAACGATAGATGCGGGGGTCGACGTGTTCAGCGCCGTACCAATAACTGTCGAAACGCTTCGTCCAAACTGGAATAGTGGCGGAAACAGGCCGCTCGCATTGGTCGGTACAACCGAAACCAGCGCGCTTGCCGTGTAGCCACTCGGCATGTTTGCGCCGCCGTACACTTCGGGCTGCTTTGCAGCCGTGGCATTCGTAGCCAGAAGCGCACTTGTCCCCGCGGTCGGATTGTAGATCGCGTACAGCGCGACATAACCGCTAACTGGCGCCGTACCGGTGTCCATTCCGCCGGCACCGGTCGTCGCGAGGTTGATGGTCTTTGCAAAATTCGACAACACATACGAGTTTGCGCCGAGCGCCGACTTGACGATGATTTCGTCTGCGGCCAACGATGCCGAGGCCGACGCCGCGGTAACGCTCATTGCAACGTTCCGCGCGCCTCCTACCACCGATGGCGATTGCTGAACCTGCGTCAATATCGGCGTCGACAGGAACGGCGCACCGGGATAGGGCGCAATGTTCGAGCTGGTTAGCGTCGTGGCGCCAAAGGGCACCGAGACGACCCAAAGACCCGTCCATCCGGCATCGGGAGTGGGGGTGATCTGCGCTCCCGTATTGGCCGCCGAGCCAGCCTTGAGCTGGTAGGCAATGACGCCGTCGCGGAACGTGTTGCTGGTCGAACCGCTGTTGTTCGGGCCGGACCAGGGAGCAGCCGGGTTGGCTGCGTTATAGAACTGCAGAACGACAGGCGCAATGCCCGTAGTCGGGTCCAGGCTGATATCGGAGTCCTGATACTGGGCTTCGATCAGGTAGTTGATTGATTGGCCCGTAGAGACAGGGGCAGCCAGCGTCGCCGACGTGTACGAATCAAGCTGGATGCCTTGCTTGAGGATGGTGTGTGACGTGTCGGCCGGCAATGTCCCGCACGGCGTAGCCTCGAGCGATTGCATCGAGTAAATCTCGCCGGGGCCAACTTGTACTTTCATCGATGCAGGCGCAGTCGGGGCGCACGGAAGGCCGTTGACGAGCGTGCTGGTGCCGAACAGCGCGGCGCAGACTTTGGCGAGCGCCGTCATGGTGCTTTGAGCCTGCGCGCTATCAATCCACTCGTAGCACTGCGACCCTACGTACGTTTCTACACGACGCATGAATACTCCGGGCAATGAAAAAAGCCCGCGATTGCGGGCTTAGAAATGAAGAAGCCGCCCGGAGGCGGCTGAGGTGTTTGGTGCGGCTGGGTTAATTACCGGCGCATAGGAACTGCACGGTATCTGTGCTGGTACCGGTGAAAGTAATTGACGTACCAGATGCCTGATTGACTCTCACTGAGTTTGCTGCGGTCGAATCGTTTGCGGTGCAGGTGAAGCTGGTCGACGATGTGAATACAGCAGAGCCGCTCAGCGTTACGGTAGCCGTACCGGCGGCCAGAGCGATGCTCCCCTGCACCATATGAGGCCCAATGACGTTGGAGCCCGTCGTGCTGGTCATTGGCATTGCCCCTATTCCACCAGGTGTCTTGATGCTGCCAAACTGCTCCGTTCCGTAATTCGTCCCATACGCTACGACTCCGTTGAGCGTTGTGCCAATGGTGCTGCTAGTGCTGAAATTGGTGCCGATGAATCGATTGAAAGAACCCGCCGACGCGTTGATACCCGCCGTCGCCCACACGAACTGGCCGCCATACCAGGTATTCTTTGTGGCATTCGCACTATCGATCGTAACCGCCGTCCCGACCACCTCATTGTCGATGGCAAGAAAATTATTCGCAAACGTGTAGCCGCCAGTCAGATGCAGACCGTTAAGCGCGGTCGAATAAGAACCGATAAACGTATTGAACTGAGCCTGTCGGAGGCGCAGGGCATCGCCTACCGTGTTCCCGCTGTTATTTGCGACGATCGAGACAAGCGAATTCAGAACATAGTTCAACTCAACGGCGCACGTGTTGGCGCCGGTATTCGTATTGTTGACAACCAGATCAAACGTGAAAGAGTTCATCGCATCGGCGAAACTCTCCTGACCGACCTGTACGCCAACGCCATTGACGTTAGTCCGAACTGCAAAGCCACGGAACGACGAATAGAAAGCTCCGGTATTGTTTGAATTCTGAATGAGAAGCGCAGGGCCGGCGCTTACCGACGACAAGTCGAGGATCGACTGTGGACCATCGCCGTATATCTTGACGCCCTTGTTTTGCGCGCCCGCGACGTCCCACGTCACCTGGCTCGAAATCTTGTAGGTGCCCGCCGGAATATACCCGGCCTTCCCGGTCAGCACGACGGCGGCATAGAAATTGCCTAGTGCCGTTGTGCTGTCTGTTGAGCCAGTGGCATCCGCGCCAAAATCAAGCAGGCTCATAGCGTCCTGCATCTTGCTCGCTGCAGATCTAGCGGTGGCGCCCGCCTCGGGCCGCGCGAAGCCTATCAGCCCCGCGCCACTTGCCGACGACAGGGACGCTGACGCCGCCTTCCCAGCCAGCGCGCTATTGAGCTGGGCGGCAGTGAGAATCTGGCCGGGAGTGAACTGGGCGTTGGCCGAGCTCGTTACGAACGCCGCCAAAAGCAGTAAGCCGATGTTCCGCAGAATTGCTTTCATGAGATCGTGGACGAGTCGAGAGTGAACGTTGAATCGAGCGTGAACGGCGCGATGCCATAGTTTGTGACGCATACACCGATATTTGTTGCGATCGGGCGACAGGCATTGATGGCGGCGTATATATCGGCGTCAGATGCGCCGGTAACTTCGTCTGCCAGAGAGCCGAAATAGCCGTGTGAAAGCGGGGCGCCGTAAGCCGACCACTGCGGCGCATCGTTGTATGCAGAGCCTAGCAGGCCGCCAGTAACGAGCGGGCGATATGCGATGATCAAAGCGCTAAAAGGTGCCCCAACCGAGCCAAACCGGCCCACGCCGAAGAAGCTGTTAGCCCCACTGTTCGGGCCGAAGTTTGCTGTATCAAGTGGTCTTGCCGGCTCGAAGATGATCGGTGCGTTGCCGGTCAATTGCGTCAGCATGCTCTCCATCGCGGGACGCGTTGCTCGCTTCTGGAAGATCGCAATCTTGATGCGGGCGATGTAACTGGAGTCTGACTCGTTCGGCTTGCGCGGCAGCGTGTTGCCGAGAAAATCTGAGGCCCATATGTCGATCCATCCACCGCTTGACGTGTCCAGCCGGGTTTGCGCCCAGAAGAACATGATCAGGAGGTAGGCGGTCGATAAAGCTGATGCAATGCCGTTCAGCAGTGCGCTAATGATCGGAGCGTCGGCCCAGTCGCCAAACCACGTCGGCGGCATGTAGGAGCGCAGCCGGCCAAGCAAATCCGATTGGTCGCCGATCGCCATATTAATTTACCGTTATTGTGCCGGGCGTGAAGCACTGTTGATAGCCGATCGACAGATCAGACGTTCCGCCGTTGACCAGGACATTTGTTACGTTGGTCACGCCTTCAACGCCCCACGCCTGGGTGGCGATGTTCGTATAGGGAAGCGTGGCGCCGCTTGAAGTGGTAACGATGCCTGCGATGTATGCGTTGACAGCGGACTGCACCAGCGGCGCGACATCTGAGTGGGCGTAACCGCTGCCTACGGTGACCGTCATGGACACAGTAACCACGGACTGAGTCGGGCCATGGACACTGTACGTAGAGCAAAGCGGCCGAACTGCTTCTACGGCGTTTTCAACGCTCGTTTTCTCGGTGGACGAGAGATTGCCGCTGCCGTCATTAGCAATGACGGTGAAATAGCCATTTTGCGCAGTCCCGTTGTATTGCTGATTCTCTGCAACGATGCCGGTCATGCCGAGTTGAACACTCGTAATGGCATTCATCACTGCGAGCAGGGTGGCTGCCTCAAGGCTTGCGATGAAGATGACGAATCTGGAACGTGCCGCAGGGTCCGATTCGGCCGCCTCACCGTTTTGAACGGTGGATGCATTAGACACATAGTCAACGCCAGCGATTGCAGTTCCTAGCGTATTGAGCGAGCCGGATGCCACATTGCCGGCCGTGCCTGCAGTTGTACATTGAACTGAGACCGTTGCGCTGGCCTGCCCGGCGGGCAGCACGTAGCCTCCTTGGCTCGCGCTATAGGCTGCATTCGTGGTGTCTGCAATGACGGCGAATTGGACCGTTCCGTCAGCCGTCTGAACGATGGCTCCGACAGGAATCAGAGCCTGATTCGTGGGCGTGAATCGCGAGAACGTTTCCTGCGTCGTCGCTGCCGTTGCCGGCAGCCGGGAGAACCCGAACTGGGCAAACCATGTGTCCAGATCCGTGCCGTTCGATGTGGCCGCGCGGGTCAATGCGACGCCGGCAAGCACGAGTCCCTGAAGCCACATGACGACCGACGCCGTCGCCTCAACGGCCGATCGGAGAATTGAGCCAATCGTTAAGTCTACGAGGACTTTAGCGTAGCCTTGGATATTGGCAACGGTCTCGCTAACCAGCGTATCGAAGTCTTTGGTGGAAATGGCCATGCCTACACGTCCACATTAAAGCTGAGGAGCACCGGTTTGCGCGAAAGCGCATCGGTGTACTGAATCTGGATCTGCATCCCGGCGGTGATACTGCTGATCGTGACGAGCGGCACTGGCAACTGAAGGATTGAATCCTCGAGCTTGAGCTGCGACTGGACGATAGCTTTCACTTCGGAAACCGACGCATTCGAGCCGATCAACTTCGGCAGGCCGCCGCCGTACTCAGGGTGAAAAATGTAATCACCCGGGTTCGTGCACAAGCGGCGAATGATCCGTTGCTGGCTGCGAGTGTCGCCAGTCGCCGTTTGCAGATCGCCAGTCGCACTGGCCGAAATATCGCCGCCGTACCAGTGGTACAGGTCGGAGAAGAGTTGCTGGGTCATTGAGGAACGCCACCGAGGCCTGAGCCGCCAGAGTTAATGTGTTTGTGCGTGCTGCCGATGTCGTGACCGTTGTTCGTGATGGCGCCATTTGTGTTCAGGTCGCCGTCGATAGATAACGTCTTGCCGGAGCCGTTATCTCCGGAAATTGCCATGCCACCTTCGCCGCTCAACGTTTCGGTCACGTTTAGCGTGTTGTCCATCTGCACCGGACCGATGACGTGGTGCTGCGACGCGGTGCGTGTCGCCGTGCCGGTTACAGTCTCCGTATAGTTGCCTGCAACATGCAGCGTGACGTCCCCGTTGGTCAGGAACTTCAATGCAGACGTCGATTTGTGAACGGTCCAGATCTCGCCAGACGGAACCGGAGGCGGGCGGTCCTGATCGCTGTAGATGAAACCGGAGACGGTCGCCGCTTCAGGGTCGCCATCGGCGAAATCTACGATCGCCTGGTCGCCGATCTGCGGGCCATATGCAATTCCCCAGCCATCGCCGATCGCGTGCGTCTCGATCGGAATCCAGCCGGTCAACACGCTGCTCGGCTGAAGAGTGACCTTCACCGAATAGGTGTTCGGGTCATAGCTCTGCACCAGGCCGTGCATGCGCGAAATCTTCTGCGCCGCGGCTAGCATGGCCCGCTGCGTTATCGCGTTCTGAAGTTGTCTCATGCGGCAAGGTTGCTGACTTGAAGGTCGGGGTTTTGGTTTTTCGCGCGCACATGCATCGAATAGCCTGCATCCAGGCTGAATTCGCGCGTGACCGAATCAACGTAGAACGTCTGGTTGAAACTGCCGGGGAAACCTTCCGTCTGGATCATGACGCGCGCTGTCAGCAGGTCGTCTGCCGGGCCGTCATAGGCGAAATTCACAGCGTGCCGGATGATCTGGTTGTACAGAGCCTGCGCCCGGGCGACCGCCTGTTGCTGAGTCAATCCGGGGATATTGAATTCGTACGTCTGCGTATTGCCGAAGGGACTTGCCTTGCCAGCCTGAATCGCCTTTGGGCGGCTAGGGTAGTAGCCGTCGAACCCTTTCTTTTGCTTGTTGTTCCAGCTATGAACAACCACAGTGATGCCCTTGGCGACGGTCAGGCTGCGGTGAAAACTGGCGCGACCGCCGTTCATGGTCGAATAGCCAGCGGTGTCGCTAGGTGCCTGCCATCTGACGAGATAGGGTGTATCTGGCGTCCTCGGATCGGGTCCGAAGTAGAGCGTGTGCCCCTTGGCATACACGACGAAACCTTCTTCGGCTGCGAGCCATGCCAGCAAATCCCACTCGCTGCGTTCAGCGTTGATGCGAACGTGGTCGATCTGGTAGTACTTGCCGATGATCTCTGTCGTTGCCGTGACCTGCGGCGTCAGACCGTGCTTGTTGGCTAACTGTGTAGCCACCCCGGAAGCCGTCAGATTGTTCCACTGCTCCGTCAACTTCGTGTCGATCATCGCCGCAGTCAGATCTCGCCCGGTTAGCGTGATCTTCGTGCCGCATGGATCGAAATCGATATCATCGACGCGGCCATAGATTAGGCTCGACAGGTCCGCCGGTGAATAATTGGTCGGGTCGTCAGGAAAGCCTGCGAAGATCTCGACAAACGCTTCGGTGACAGTCGAAAACCAATCAACGTTGAACGCGGCCGGCAGAAGCGATGTCGCGAACACGACACGAAACGTGTCGGCCGAGTAAAACGAATTGCTGTCCACCGAAAAATCAATCATCCCCGGGACGATCGTGTCATTAATCTTGACGAGCGCGCGAGGCTGCCGCGCAACAGACTGCGCGGGCGCTTGATTGAGATAGGCCATCAGGAATTGAGAACGCCACCAGAAGTATCCGCGTTCGGCGGAATCGTGATCGTGTTGATGCCGGTCAGTTGCGGATCACCGCCAAGTTGCGGATTAGCCTTGGCAATGCCAGTCCAGGACCGGAAATCTCCGTATTCCTTCGCCGCGATCTGCATCAGGTTGCCGCCCGCTATCGTGGTCTGTTTCGCGCTCGAATAAAGCGAGCCAACATTGGCGCCAATCCGGCCCGTTACCCGGTCAAGATTGATCAGCAACGGAATCTGCTGCGTGGCGGTCAGACTGTTCGTCAGGTTCGACACGTTCTGCGACAACGTATTGTTCGGCAGCACCCCTCCGAGCGTCGTCACGTTGATCAGAACGTTGTTCGTCTGTGCGATTGCCGTCTGAACCTGCAATCTGAACTGCTGGATCGGCTGCAAAACGCTGTTCAACTGGCTTTGCGCTGCCGTAGCGAAGCTTGAGACCGCCGAAACTGCGCTTTTCACCGACTCAAAAGCTGCTGTAAGCGTCGAACTGCCGATCTTGTCGAGCAGGCTACTGGCGAATGACACATCGCCGTTGATCAGGTCGTCCGGCCCCTGCGTCGACAGCGAAGTGACTGCCTGCGTGAGGTCGGCGATGACCTCGCATTCGATCCGATACGGAATCTCATAGAACCGCTCATAGACCGGCAGAAATCGCCGGACGATGACCAGATACGAGAATTCAGACCAGGTGACGTTGGTTGCTTGGCCGGAGATCCGCAGGCCGTCCACATATCGCGCACGATCAAGAGCGGTCTGCCCGCGGAACCGGCCCGACCACGCCAGGGGCTCGGAGAACGCGCCCATTGCGTCCACCACTTTCTGGCCGCCAATGAGTTCATGAACCGAAAGGCGCTGCTCGCCGCCGAATCCGATCGACTCCGGAACCTCAAACTGGTAAAAGCTGATGCCGCCGAGGGTCAGGAGAGTGTCTGGAGTCATCGTTGGTAGCTCAGGCCGGGTGTCGGAAGGCCCATGGACATGTCAAAACTGGTCGTGCCGGTCAGCGGGCTGCTTGCCTGCCGGCCCATGTGGTCGGCCATGAAGTTGCCAACGAGTCGCCCGTCGAGATGGACGGTACCCTTCATAGCGTTGCTCATGGTGCCGCGCGAGGCCACCGGATTTATCGGTGCCGCTCCTGAGCCGGGCTCTGCCGCATTAGCATTGCCGAACATGAGCCGGTACGGCCACGCGAACGCGTGTACGGCGCCATTGGTGAATCCTTGGATCGCCTTGAATGCCGGACTATCTGCTACCGTCGCGAGAGAACGCAGCATCTCCGAGCCGACTTTAAGCATGTTCGTGACCTGGGGAAGCATGCTTGTCCCGAATACCGTCTTAAAGTCCGTCCACGCAGCGCGAAACTCGTCTTCAGCGCCTTGGGGCGATTTCTGGTACTGCTTCTCAAGTTCCGTAATGCCCATCGCGCCGGTGGTCACGGCAATGTTCTTGTCGATCTTATGGCGCTGCAGATACATCTGCGCAAACGCATTGCTGGCCGTGCGCTGACTGAACAGGGTATTCAGTTCATTGACGATCTGGTCATCGGTGATCTTGTCGCCCTTGACGAGTCCGTCATGACCGCGCACCCCACCGGAACGGATTGCGGGGATCAGCACGTTCAGCAACCACTCATACTTCGACTGGTTGTAGAGGCCTTCATCCTTCAGCGCACCGGGAAGAACCTGCTTGATCGTGCCGATTTTGGTGTACTCGATCATGCTCGGGTCGATCAGGCCGATCCGGGCCGCCTCCTTCATGGACTTTAGCGAACCGCGACCCATGGCCAGATTTTGGTGCGCACTCATGAGAGCAGTACCGAACCGACTGCCGCCCATTTCCTGAATCATCGGTGCGGACTGCGCATAGAACGCCTGGTTTGACAGGAGGCGCGTTGCAACGCCACCGGTCTTCATGAACGCGAGCAGATCCGTCGGCGTCACGAGGCCGGCAGAACCGGTCAGAACCTTCTGCGCAAAATCGGCCTGCTTGAACATCTCATCGGGAGACGATGTGCCGCCGCGCATCTCGATGACCTTGCCGAGAGCTTGGAAAGTCTTCGTATCAAACTTGTTGCCTTCCTCACCGAATACGCCGCGGTTCGCAGCAAGCATGCGAGTAAAGAGTGGGGTAACGGCCTTGGCTTCTTCATAGCTGCCCATGACTTCGTGCATGTCGCGCAGCACAGTCATGCGCTCCGTCATCGATACGCCGAATTGCTTCGTGCCGCGCGCGAAAGCGTTGGCGTCCTGGTTGACCTTGTCGCCCAGATTCAGCGTACGGAACCGCGTAAAAGCCATGTCATAGTCTTTCGCGGCCTCGTAGAACTTGTGCCCTACGTAGATCGACGCGCCGGCCGCTGCCAGCGGCACGAGCATGTCCGTTGCGAGGCCCATGCCGACGCCGCCAATCCCGAACCCGCCGGGGCCGACGTGCATGTTGCCGCCGTGGATGTGGCCGCCTCGACGACCGCCGCCACCAGCGCCACCTCCGCCCGGGCCCGGCAGAATCGGCGGAACACCGCCGCCACCGCGCCCCATCCCACGCATACCAAGCAAGCGTCGCTCGAGCGTTGCGGCCTCAACGTTAGCCGCTGCCAGTTCTCGCTCAATGCCGATGCTGCCTGTCGGCAGGGCGCCCTTGATACCTCGCAGATTGCGTTCCGCCAACAAGGCTTCCGTATTGACGCCCTTCAATCCTGCGTCAAGTGTCTTTGAAGCGGCTGCCAGATTGCGCACGCCAACAACCTCGGCGCCCATCTTCTGCAGGCGCTTGTTGACCTGCAATGCCAATGCATCAACCTTGGCGAACTGCTCCGACAACTTCAGCAGTTGCGGCGTGACAAAGTCGTGCAGCTTGAGCGTTGTGCCAATCGCGTAGGCGTCGATCATTTTGTATTAAACTCAAACACTTACGGGATGGAGGCGAGATGAAGTTCGTTTATCGCACGCACGAATGGCTGGCGGATCATGTTTCATGGGTGCAGTACCCGAAACCGACGATACGCAGCGTGAGCGGTCACGCGGTTGGCTGGCGAGCTCGTTGGGCGCACCGGCCGCCGATGAACCGATGGCTTGCGGTCATTGCGCCAATGGGGATCATGCTGCTCCCATATATCGGCGTGTATCTGGCGATCGCCTGGATACTGTTCCTGTTCGCCTACTTCAAAAGGACGTGAGTCGCGGCTTGCGCCAGCCAGCGCCAGCTACCCATGCGAACGCTGTCGCGCCGATGATCGTTTTCACGCGGTCCATGCTGTGCAATGCAGCGGGGCCGAAGACGGGCCGCGGCGGCTGCTTCGGCGTGCCTTGATCGAACCAGACAATGTGTGGATCGTTTGAGCCAACGGCCATTTCTTCACTGGAAACGGTACGTTGAACCGATCTTTGCATCTCGCCGGTACGGAAACCAGGATCATTCTCCGAGTAGCCAAGCCGCGAGCGTTCAGCCTTAGTCGAGTCGGCCAGTTCTTCCCACGTGGGGTAGGGGCCGACAGCCTGCTGATAGTCGCCAATCATTCCTTGCGCGGTTTTCTGCACTTCCTCGCCGGCCTTGTCCAGAATATGGTGCTTGACCTCTCCAGAGGTCGCCGCCAGCCGCTCGAGATGCAGGGCGAAGGCGCCAAAACTCTTGAACTCCCTCATTCCTTCCTCGCGAACTCTTTGGTATGCCAGTTGAAAGTCACGCCCCCTTGCTGCTCAGAAATGATGATCGCGAACGCATTGAGCGTCGTGTCATCCATCGAGAAGGCGAGATCAAATGGCACGCCATGGCTCACCAGCCACAGGGCATTGCGGACGGCGACGTTACCGACTATTTTTTTGCGGCTTCCTCGTCGACCTCCGCATTAGCAAGACCGAAATTGCCGGGCAGAGCTGCGGCGATTGCCTCCATGCCCTCCTCATCGAGGCGCTGATACAAAGCCTCAATCTCGCGCTTCGTCGAAGGCATCAGAATCACGTCTCCATCAATCGAATGCACGTACATGAGGGGCGCCACCATGCCGCGCCACATCGGATTGCCCGACGATTCGTCCATCGCGTCCACGAAGCGCAATTTGCTGAGGGCGGCCGGCTTGCGCAGCCTGATCTCGCGCCCTTTAGCGTCAGTCGTGACGACTTCCGCCTTAGCCTGAGCGACGATCTGTTGCGACGGCGTCTGTTCCGTCTGATTCACTGTGACTTTCGTCATGTTTTGCCTTATGCAGTCTTGGTGCGGCGCGAGCCGGTCCAGTTCAGCGAGATTTTCACCGTCGCATCACCCATCCACTCGCCAGCGTCAGCCAGCGACAACAGCACTCCATCGTGGCGGAACTGGGTCGTGGTGCCATTCGGCTCCGTCAGCGTCTCATAAATCTGGCACGGCTGCTCGTTGATGCCGGCGTAGTAGTTCGCCTCAAGCTGAGAAAAGTAGTCGTCGACTACGCTGTCCTGACGCTCCACGTCGAACGAACCGGACCAGCCATCGAAGAAACGCAATCGATCCGTGATGCCGTCGAGGCGCTTCACGCGAACCTCGGTGGATTCCTGCTTGGAACTGAACTTCGTGATCTTGTTGAGCGTCAGTGCGCCGTTCGGCGTCTGGATCACAAGCGTGATGTCGCGCCCAACGGAATAACCGTTCATCGGCATTGCTGCCTCCTTAAACGAGAAAACCCCGCCGCAGCGAGGTCAGAATTGGGAGTAGGGAGGCTTAGGTGCCAGCGGGCTTGACGATGACGGTCGTCTGACCGCCCTGCAAATTCACCAGGAAGTTGCGGACAACCGCCTTGTAGCGGGCCTGAACATCGGCCTGCATCCAACCCTGCATGATTCGGGCGTCGGTGTTGTTAGACTTGTCGAGCGTCACCTTGTACGAGTCGATCATTCCGGTGTCGACCATGTTCTGCATGAACTGGGCGAGGCCGGCATATGCATTGGCGCGCGTCTGATCGTAAGTCTGGAAGCCCTGCAACTGGCCGATGAATTTACCGCCCCACGCGTTGATGCTGTAGGCGATGTAATTCGTCAGGCGCGTGTACGAGTCTTCGTGCAACGCCTGATCGGAACTCGTATTGAGTCCGATCGGCGAGCCATACTGGTTGCCAGCCGGAATCGGGTTCGTGATCAGGTCAATGCCAGCCTGCACGAGCTGCAGCAGTTCGGCTTGCGAGTACGGCTGACCGGTGTAGGTGCGCTGTGTGCCGACGATGCCCTGCATCTGCTTGTTCAGCGACGAGTTCTGCGGCGAAGCGTTCGCGAAGTAGCCGGCGAAGAAGCCTTGCGGCGACGTCAGGCGGACCTGGTTGTTGACCGTGTCGTTGATGTAGACCCAGTCGCCGAAAATCAGCTTGCCAGCGTACGAATCTATGCCGGCCGTCGCCTTGGTCGTGACAGCGTTGCTGATCGTATCGCCTGCGGGGCCCACCATCAGCATGTAGACGCCTTCGGACAGACCGAAAGCGACCTGATTGGCGTACGACGTGGTGTCGTCGCAGTCGACAAGCGCCGCAACCGAGGCGCCGGTCATGCGAAGGGCGTACATGCCTTTTCGCGGCGCTGTATCGGTGCCAAGCAGTACCGAACTGGTGATCGTCGTGGCGCCGTCAGTGCCAGATGCGAAGGCAACGGTCGTCGGTAGCGTGGGCGCGGTCGATGCTGCACCCGCAGAGGCAGTGACCAGCGCAGATGGGCCGCGGAACTGGCTATTGCCGCTGTTCACCGCAGAAACGATGGCGTCACGAAGCGTTGCGGCCGTGCCGGGAATATTGTCGAATACTTCCGACGTGAATCCAGGCGCCGACAGCGTCAGCTTGGTCGTGCTCGCCTTGGTGCCGACCGAAAGCGTCGCCGAAAGGGTGTTGCCGAGCGTGCCGGTGTACTTTGCCGTCAGCGTAACGAACGTGGTGCCGAGCGCAGCGGTAGCGGCGACGTCCGTGCCGTCCGTGACGCGAACGAGAGCGTATGCGCCAACATTACCCTGCTGGCTGGCATTCCACAGCGCAGTCGAAAGATCGTACTTGCGCGCCTGCATCTGGCCGAACTTGGCCGAGCCATCGTTGTAGGCGCTCGCGAAGACCGGGACACCGACCGGTCCCCAGGATGCGATGCCGACGAGGCCGGCGATGTTGCTCGGAACACCGTTGATCGGTGCCGGACCCGGCGGGATCAGTTGTACTACTATGCCTGGAACCTGCTGCGCTGTAAGGTTCACAGAACCATTCTGGACGACACTCATCCGGATGCTCCAATAAAAAAGCCGCCCGAAGGCGGCTTGAATGCGATGTTTAAATGGCTACAGCAGGAATCCCAGAGATTGCATGTAATCAATAGGGTCTTTCGCGTGCTTCTTGAGATTGCACGGCGGGCACAGCAACTGCAAATTCGATGGGTCGTTGCTGCCGCCCAAGGAAAGAGGCGTTCGATGATCAATGTGAAAATCGCGCAACTTGTCTCGGCAGCATGCGCAGCGATCCCGCTGCAGCGACCTCAGGCGGTCGATATCTTGCGGAGTGAATTTGCCTTCCGCTGAGCGCTTTCTCGCCTTGTAAGCACGCTTGAGTATTGCAAGACGACCTTTGTTCGCTGCGCGCCACTTCATGCTTATATCGCGCACCCTCTCTTTGTTGGCCTCGCGATAGGCTTTCATTGAAGCTAGGCGGGCAGGTCGGTGTCTCTCGTAGTTGGCCAGCGACCAGGCGCGCGCCTTATCCTTGTTTTTCGCTCGGTACTTGTCGAATGCTGCCTTCGCGGCTTCAGGATGCCTTTCGGCGTATCGATCCTTTATTGCCTTAACCTTGTCCGGGTTGTTGGCTCGCCAGATTTTCTTCTGTTCGGCTACGCGGTCTGTGTTCTTGGCGTGCCACGCAGCAGAGTCAATGCTCTTGCAGGCTCGACACCACGGATTGCGACCGTCCTTCCTGCGCTTTTGGAAGCCGAAGTTATCGGTCGTCTTCGTCTCGCGACACTTCGAGCAGCGTTTATGCGTGGTGCTAGAATGGGCGTCAGCCATCTGTTCATCTCCTGATAGATGAATGAGTGGTTAGAGCCCTCATCGTGTTGGTAGCACGTTGGGGGCTCGCTCATTTTACGCCCAAACTTTCTTTTTCGTCAGCAGTACTTGCGGCTTCCGTATCAGCCACCTGCACCACGTACTGCGCCTGCGTCGACGCGAGCACCGCGGCAACCGCTTTTGCGTCGATGATCAACTCGCCTTGCTTATAGCCGCCAAACGGCTCGATAACTCGTAGTTGCATTGCTGCCTCACTGGTATGTCGTAACGACCGGAGGCTGCGTTGAGCCATCGGCAGACAGGTTTGTTTCGATTGCGATGATCTGGTATTGCGGATCGGCGACCGTCGTGCCGTATTCGCACGAATAGAACAGGTCGTGCCGGTAGAGCTTTGCGTCCTGCGGGTTGTCGTTCGGGCCGGGACTGCCGACGTAGATCAAGCGCCCTGCGGTGCCATCGGGCAGCGTGATGAAGAAGCTGTCGGCGAGTAGCGCCTTGATCGGTCTCACAACAGCCTTTCGATGATCTGGCGTATCAGCCCAAATGGTGATCTGGAAGCGTCGCTCTTGCCGGCTGACTTCGCGGATGCCGTTGCCCGTTGTAGCGACACGCAATGCGCCAATCTGCGCACCTGCGGCGACCGTGATTACAGGGCCGCTGCTGGTCGTGCCTGCGACATCCACCGCGATGAGTGCGGCGAGTGCCGTGGCGATGCTGGTCAGCGTGTCAGACTGCTGGACTGCATACAGATACGGCCTGGCATTCACGAACACTGCCAGATTGTGCGCCGTGAAGGGTGACGGAATCGCACCACCGACCGTCACTGCCTGACCTGAAACAGAAAGCGTAAGCGTCGGCGTGGTTGCCGGCACCGACTCGGTCTGCGTCATGTAGCGCGTCGTGTTCTTCTCTTCCGGCCGCGCAAAGACAGTCACATGAATCTTTCCGGCCTTCAGATCGGCGTCCAGCCTCGATGCGGTCGGCCAACCGGCGTAGAAGATCACGGGAGCGCCTGCGGACGATGGCTGACTGGTGCCATTTGGATACACCGCTTGCGCGCTCATGCCGGCCAGCACGTCCATCACGTCATATTCGTCGGCCATTATGTCTGTGCGCTCTGCGCCGTAAGTCGCCAGCCCAAGTCGGTCAATTCCGCGCTCGAGACGATGTAGCGACGGTCGATATCGTCGGTAATGATGTCGGCGGTCCGAATAACGACGCCCGGGAACGCCGGGAAAAGGATCTGCCACCACGGATTGCGTACGTCGCCGGGCAGGTTCGTTTCGTTCTTTTCGCCCTTCGTGCCTTGCAGCACTGACGCGGGCCAGCCGGACATCAGGAGCGTTTCGTTGCCGTCCGTATCGCCGCCGTATCCGACAGCGCCCACGCCCGTCTGTTGCTGCGGACGCAGAACATTGATCGTCCGGTTACAGTCGACTGCCAGAATCGGCAGGATCGGCTGCATTGCCGCGATGAAGAACGTCTGTATGTCGTTGATCAGGTAATCGCCGACCATCGTCTGCGTGCCATCGACCAGGCAATACCATGTGGGCTTGCCGTATTTGTTCGGCCGGCCATAGGTCATGTCTTCCGCGTTGAAACTGGCATTCAGCGTGACGATTGGGCCGAATCCGAGCGGGTTGAGCGGGTCCGAGGGACGGAAAACGTTGAAAAGGGGGCCGATGCGAAGAGCAGCTTTGGCGTAGCCGGCGTAGACTTTTTTCTGGAGCTTGGTTGCATCCAATTTCAACCTCGCATGACCGAGATCGAGCCAGTACCAAGCCCGGGGCCCGGTGCGAATCCGATAAAGCCACACATACGACGGCGCCACGAATCGAACAGTCGATCCCTGTCGGCCTGTTCGCGCGCGTTATGCTTCCACACTGCCGCCTGATCTGTGTCCAGATTGTCCGCGGTAGCCGGGATCGCCGACTCCAGCGCACTTAAATTCGTCAGATACGTGTTGATGAGGACTGCTTCCTCACTGGCAGAAAGCGATGTCAGGCGCTGGTGCAAAGACATGATGACCATGCCGAACTGGCCGTAGACGAGGTCCTGATCGTTCGTGATCTGCATCGTCGTGCCGGCGAGCTGATAGCCCATGTACCGGCGCACGTCGGTGAGTTGGGCATCAGTCAACATGTCAGGCTTCCGTTTTCTTCGTGTACTTGCGCTTTGCTGCGGGCTCTACTGCGGGTGCGTCGCCATCGAGGAAAACCTCATGGTCTTCCGTCAGATCCGATGCGTTGATGACGATATAACCGAGCGGGTTGTCATCCGAGACTGGTGAGACCACTTTTACTGTTGGGCAATCCATCTTGACTCCAATGAAGTAGGGCGGCCGGCACTGCGCCGCCCCGACCGCTTAGCCGAGCAGCGTCGCGATGTGGTTGCTCTTGATTGCCTGAACGCCCCACGCAAGGCGGCAGTGATAGACCATCTGCATGAACTGGCGATACACGGCGACGTCGAACACGAGGCCCGTCACCGGGTCCGTGACCTGAACGACGTCATCGGCCATATCCATTGCTTCGCCGTTCGGGCCGACCGGCATTGCCGGAGCGCGCGTGATCAGCTGGATGGCCGATTTGCTGAACGCGACGTTCGAAGTCGCGGTATTGCCGATCGTCATCGCGGTGGCCGATGCCGGGATCGCCTGCAGCAAGCCAGGTGCAGCGAGGGTGATCGTGCCCGGCGCGGTATTGCCGATCTGAACGACGTACTTGTTCGTGTCACCGGCGAAAGTGACCGAATCGCCAGCCAGCGTCGTGCCCGTACCGGTGATCAGGGTGATGACGGTCGCACCGACAGCGTAGCCAGCCGTGTCGGTCGTGTAGCTTGCGCCCGTGCCCTTCGTCACGGCCTTAACGGCGTTCGAGTTGTGGAGCATCGAACCTTCGAGTTCGCCGATGATGCCGCGGCGCAGGAGTTCGTCAGTACCGGCCTCGTTCACCTTGAACAGCACGTTCTGCTTGCCGCGCAGGTTCGCCATTGCGGCCGAGCCCATCACCAGTTGCAGATCGGTTTGCGGTGCGCCGTTGTCGTCCAGGATCTTGCGGACTTGGGCGATGTCCGACAGGTCGCCAGCCGTACCAAACGGTGCCGTGCCGGCCGTGCCGTACGCACGCGATGCGTTCTGGTACGCGGTTGCGTGCAGGTCGGCCTCGATCTGGTTGGTCAGCGCGCGGAATGCCTGTGCGAACTGGTTCGTCAGGACGCCGCCGTAGCTGCCAGCGTTGATCATGCCGCGCTGTTCTTCGCCGTTCCAACGGATCGGGTAGTGCTTCGACTTGCTGATCGTCATCGTCACGTTGCCGATGTTGCTGTCGCCGGTATTCGGCGCGGTCACGGCAGGCGTGTTGTCCGCGAGCGTGCCAGCCGGCGCGATCGGGATCATGATGGCCTGGTTGAGCGCTGCACGTTCGCCTGAGCTGTTTCGCGAGACGGCCGGAATGTAGCCCAGCAATTCACGCGACACGACGTCGAGTGCTTCGTAGATCGTCGGGATCAGGCCGGTGAGCGTGTTCGCGCCCATCACGAGACCCTGGCGAGCCATGAAGTTGAACAGGTATGCATGCGCAATCAGTGCGTATGCGCGGAGATGAAGCTTGACTTTGGAAAGGAACGACGTTTTCACAGGAGGTAACCCTATAGGTGAGTGAATTGAACTAGCGAAACAGGTAGGCCATCCAGCCCGAAGCGCCTTTCCTCATCCAAGGTCTGGCTATTGGTCATGCAGAAAATGAAACCGGTCAGTCGGTGAGCGTTGCCTTGCCGGCGCGGACATCTGCCGACACGGAAGCCTGTTTGATGGGATCAAGACTGTTGAAATCGGCGCGCGTATAGGTCTTCTTGCCGCCCGATCCCCCGCCGCCTTGTGCGCCGCTACCGCTCGCGCCCGAGCCCTTCATGATCTGGTCGCGGTACGGGTAGTTCTCGACGAGCGTTTCGAGCGCTTCATCGAAGTTGGCGAGTTCGCCGATGCGTGTGCGGGAGAAAATCTTGTTGCCACTCGCGTCATAGGCAACGGTGTTGCCCTCTTCGATCTTGAAGGCACGACCGAACGCGGCTTTGGCGATGTCGCCAGGGATTGCCAACTTCTCGGCGATAAACTTCGAGCGGTCAAAGCTGCCGCCGATCTTTTCGTCGTAAAGCTGGTTTTGCAGGGCGTCGCGTTCGGTCTTGGTCTTGGCGAGCTCGGCGACGAACTGCTTGTTTGCCGCTTCGACCTGTTCTTCGGCGGTGCGCCTGGCTGCCGCCTTGATTTCCTCGACCTTGCCAGCCGCGATCAGGTCACCATCCTTGATGTTCTTGACGGTCTCGAGCGCTTTGCGCGCTGCGTCTGCGTCTTCGATGCCTTCGAACAGCTTGGCGCGTGCTTCTGCGGCTTCTTTCGCTTCGCGATGGGTCTTTGCTTCCCCGTTGAGCCGCGTGATCGTGCCGATCGTGCCGTCACCATCAAAGGGCGATTCTTTGCCATCCGCATGAACAAACACGGGGAGTTTCTGACCGTTGACTTCCTGAACAACAATGCGACCTTCTGCGTCGTACTTGAATGGCATGGTGTTTTCCTGGTCATCCGACCGTTTTGCGAGCCATCCGGCTCAATGCGCCACAGCCCATCCGGGCGAGCGGCAAAAAAAAAGCCGCAGGACCGTTAGGCCATGCGGCTTGCTACTGCGTGAAGCGTGATCAGGTGTCTTTGATCTGCACCTGCGCCGCCGTGACCTTGACGGCGTTCTGCTTGATACGAACCTTCTCGTCTTCCCACTTTCGATCCGGAGAGATCACGCCGCGGCGTTGCGCCTCAGCGAAAAGCGACTCGTCGGAGAAGGTGCCGTCGACGTTCATGTCGCGCAGCAGTTCAAGGGATGCTTCGGCGAGCGATGCAACGCCGAAATCGTTGAATATCTGGATGTGGCCGCCTTCGGCCTCGCCGACCCACTCCGCCATCAGTTGCAGGGCGGCGTCGATTGCGTCCTCTTCATCCTGAATGATCCGCTGCAATGTGCACATACCGGCTTCGTTGTCGGCCACCGTGTGCGCAACCGTCATGTTGCCGGGCTTGATCACCAGCAACTCAGCGCCAACCTGCCGCATCCGGTCTTCGAGTGCCGTGAGTTCTTTGGCGCCAGCGTCGATCGCTTTGCCACTGTGCTCGACATACTTGAGGTCGGCGTGCTCTTCGGAGGCGTTGACAGCAGAAGCTGCACCTACCGTTATCGGCGTTTCCCCAAGCATCTTCGCGAACAGGATCGGGATGCGCGCGATGTGCAGGATCGTCTGCTGGTCAGACTTGCTCTGCCAGTGCTCGACGTTCATGTGTGCCAGTTCGACGAGCGGCGGCACGCCCTGCATGAATCCGATGCGACGACCGTAGACGGGTATGAACGGGATTTTCTGAAGACTCGTTCTGCCCTCGGAATGAAGCACCCAGTCCTTCTTGCCTGATGCATCCGCCTTTTCTGACTCGCGCCAAACCTGCCAGCCGCCGATATAAAGCACGCGAACCTGCTCGATCTCGGTCTCGCCGAAATCGCCGTCAGGCACCGAGACGACTTCAAGAAAGCGCAGTTGCGTCAGTGTTAGCACGCCGTTGATGCGCTCTGCGCGCCAGCCAAGAATCGACTGTGCGTGGATGTGAACGAAGTACGGCCGCACGCCGGCCGCATTTTCTTCTGCCTTGGTTCGCAGGCCATCCGCGGTCGGAAAATCGACCAGGATGCCGCATAGGCCGTAGGAAATCGAATGGAAACAAACGGCCGCTGCGAACGCATGCAGGTTGTGCCCCTGCAGGTCGACGTTCTCGCACCATTCCTTGATGCGCAGAGGCACATCGTCGTCAAACGTGATCGGCTTGGAGAATGGCTTGCCAGTCAGGACTTCGCATGTGCGGCCGAAAGCAGGAAACAGCGTCGCAGTCTTCAGGCGATTGTCGTATGAATCACTGGTTTCGTTCGGCCACTGCGGCAAATGCGTCTTGCCAGCCTTGCGCATGGCCGTCGTGCCGCCGAGCAGCGCAGTGATGATCGGATAGTCCTCCGACATCGCTTCCACTGCTGGTGTTTGGTCTCGGACGGTCGATGTCATGCGGAATTGGCTCAGGCGTTGAAGCTGGTTACGGTGGTGGTGCGCTTGACGATCGGCCAGCGCTTGACGAGGAAATAGCCGTTCGCATCGTTCGGATGGTCGTGGCCCGTCTTCTTGTCCGGCTGCCCATCCTCGCCCCAGACTTGTTGCTCGAGCGCTTCAGTCGTGACCGGGCATGCGTCCGTGTTGATCAGGAATCGTCGCTCGCCAGTCCCGTTCAGGATCAGCGCGTTGTATGCGTTGACACGATCCTTGACAGCAGGGTTTGCCGAATTCACCTCGACCTTGAAGCCAGCCTGCTTGAGAATCGATAGGTCCGATTCGCTGGCGTTCTTGGTGCTCGTGTTGCCGCCGGATGCGTCCGGATAAATGACGACAGCGTGTCCAGCGTTGACGAAGTCCTCTTTCAGGATCTTCGCCATTGCCGGCGTGTCGCGAACCTTTGCGCGCTCTTGCAGAGTGCGAGGCAGGCCGTCGCGAATGACGTTGATCGTCGCCGTCATGTTCAGGACGTTGAAGTCCATACCGACGTGTAGCGTCTCTTTCGGGGCGATGATTTCGTTCGTGTGATTCTTGATGCGGTCGAAGTCTGCATAGATGCTGCCGCTCGCGAGGTTCACGAACTGGCCGCGTAGGTACGCAGAAATTAGTTGTGGCGGGTATGACTCAAACAGCGACGAAATGTAGTCGTCAGGCAGGTTCAGTTCATTGTCGTATGTGCTCGCCTGGATCAGGCCATACAGCGATGCCAGACTGGGCTTTTCGCGGACAGCCTTAACAAACTGCTGGTATACGAACTTGAATCCTTCTGGCGTCGTCGTGACATCGATGCCGTTGAGCAGACCCGGCACCTTGTAGCGCATCCGCGCGATGATCTTGCGCCACGCCGTTTGAGCCTTCTTCAGCGCCATCACGTCCAACTCATCGATCAGCGCGTGGCCGATCTTGAAGCCGACGATCGTCTCGGGCTTCTCCATCGACCGGCAAATCACCGTGCCGCGGTATTTCCTGCCTTCGTAGACGTGGGCCTCGTGATTGCCTTGGTTGATCTTGACCCGCAAACCCATGACTGCGGCGACTTCCTCTATCGTCGGATAGAAAATGTCGCGAATCTGCGGATAGGTCGGCGCGAAATAGCCCTGGTTGATGCCGGGCCAGCGCCAGAAGTGCTCACAGATGCTTGTACAACCGACCCATGTCTTGCCAGATCCGAATCCGGCCACATAGGCGCGGAACTTGTGCGGCATCTGCAGGAATTCAGCCTGCGGGACATTTAGTGTCGGGTTAATCGCTCTCATCGGCATTACCGGTCGGGCGTCGCGCGTCCTGCACGGTGTATGTGAATGACTGCGGCGTCGGCGGCTCCCGATCGTCCGATTCGCCCTTAAGACGATTGACGAACATGCCGCCTGCTTCCTTGGCCGCCTGCTCGATTAGCTGCGCCGCCATGCCGTAGTTGCCGCGGCTTGACGTCCTTTCGTACATCCGCTGAAGCGCTTTCAGCCGGAAAGACTGGTTGGCAATCGGAATGGATGCCGTCTCTTCGAGAAACGACTTACGCGTAGCGTGGAATATTTCGCGCCATTTCTTGGCCAGGTTGCGCGTTGTGCGCTTCGTCGGATCGTAAGCGGCGACCTGTTGCCGCGTCACTTCCAACCCGAATTCCTCCTTAACCGCCTCAGAAACCTGTGTAGGGGTGTCAAAGCATGCCAACGCTTGCACGATGAACGCTTTCACGTCCTCCGTGAGCGTTGCCATATTTCATTCCGTAAGTCGGTGGTAAAACTCATGCGACCTTGAGATTGCAGGTTCCACAGGCATGAGCGATGTTGACCCGGCTGATTTCCGGAGCCTGATTCGCGGCTCTCACCATCTTCGCAACGCTGCTATCAGGCGAGCCCACGCCGTAGCGGCGAACCACGCCGATGAATTCCTCGACGTCGTGCGATTGGATTCCGATCTTCGGCTGGCCGTCCTTGGTGAAAGCAGGAGCGCCGAACTCATCCAGCCTGTGCGCCAGGTGATACATCTCATGTTCAACCAGCGCGCAGAACTCAGCATCGGAGCACTCGCGGCAGTAATTGGCATCCAGTGTGATGAGGTAGTCCGGCACACGGCCGAACCATTCTTCCATCTGCTGCTCTTGGCGTCCCTTCTGCCAGGCGCCACACCGGAACGTCACTTCTTCGCATTGCCCAATGACGCGGCGCATTTGCCGCTTGTTCTCGGTGGCTGCCCAAAGGAACGCGAGGTCGGCGAAGCGCAGATGCTCGTGATCCTCGTTGTGAAGCGGAGACCCTAGGCGAAGGAAGGTGTCCATCACCCAATCGTGAGCGCCATCGGCCGGAATGAAATGGCGCGTCCAATTACTAGCCTCGAACAGCGAATCGGGCGGCATTGGCCTGAGTGGCGCAACGTTCCCGATGTTTTCTGGCTTCTTGCGAGGCATTCATTTCTCTCAAGGGCGCGGCGCATCGGAGGAATCCACTCACGAGCCCATCATTTCTGAGTCATTGCGTTCGTAGAACCGCCCACCGATCATCGCGTGATCCCGCAACTCCACATACTCGAATTGCGTGTGCTTTTTCTCGGTGTCGACGTGACACAGCATGAATCCCAGCGCCCACTTCTCGCCGGCACAGTACGTCGCCGCGCGGGCGTGGCCGCATCCTAGCTGGTGCCATTCGCTTGAGCCGAACTGCGGCGAGTAGAACGGCCACACGATATGCTTGTGGTGGTGCCCATTGAAGCCAGGTACGCCCATGTTCCGGCCTTCTGGAAAGTGATGAGCCATCAGGCAGTCATACATGACGTGATAATTCTTCGCCAATTCCTGCTTCATGTCGCGCTCACTGAACGCGGCGAGGTCCATCCGAGCGATGTAGTTCACCTGGTAGGCATCAAGGCCCAACAGTTTCGGCACCGTGAAGCCGTGCAGATCCGACAGAACAACCTTCAGCGCGGGCGTTGCCTCGCCGAGGTGGCGAATCAGGCGCGCTTCGTGGTTGCCCTCGATGTAGATGATCTCCGTTTCCGGGCAGGCGACGCGGATGTCGTTCAGGAACGCATGCAGCCACTTGATGCGGCCGATCACATCCCACTCGCGCGGGTCGACGCCGTACTTGCCGAACTCAGGGAGATCCAGCGCGTCGCCGTTGATGACGACCTTCTCAGGCTGGACGCGCTTCGCCGTGTCAATGAAGCAGCGGCGCCAGAAAGGATCGCACTCGATGTCGTGGATGTCTGAGGCGACCAGAACAGTCTGGAAGCGCTTCGAGCTGGGACGTAGATATGCGTCTTCCCATCCCGACTTCTCAACGTTCATGCGGCGCTGCACGTCCTTGCTGGCGTGCTTGGCGATTGCCCGCTCTAGCCCGTGCGCGTGGCGCGACAGGACGATACCGGCCTGACGCTTGAACTCGTGGAACGTACCGAAGTGCCTATTCCATGTGGACTCGGAGATGTCCGAATGCACACGGAAGTAGTTCCGGCTAATTACCTTGTCTTCGTCGATCTTGGCGATGCGCTGAAGTTCGTTGATGCAGTCTTCAGCTGTCCAATCGTTGCGGAACTTACGTTCATTCTCCGACAACGGAACCTTGATCTTGCCGCGGAGAGTGGATTCCGGGATTCCGAGCTCGCGAGCCGCAGCACGGACCCCGCCATGCTCCTTAACGGCTTTCTTCAGCTCGCGAATATCCACGGTTTCCCCTTACGAACTTAATTGTGCTTTGAACTCGAGACACCAGTCGTCCGGGTTGATTTCCGGCCACTGTGCGCTGGATACACCCGTCGCTGGGTCATACACGAAAACTGGCGGAAAGCGCCTGCAATGCATGCCTTCGGTGCGGGTGCAGTGAACAGCTCGGCAGTTCTTGCAAATCTCTGTACGCTCGACGGGGTCGGCTTTCTTTCGCGATGCCATCGGCGCACTCAAATAAAAAAGCCGCTCTAGGCGGCAATCTCATCAGATGACGAGAAGGGGAAGGCGAGGATTACCGCGCTCGGTCCGCATAGCGCCATGGCTCCCTATCGGGACGCGCGACCGACTCTGTTTCACCCTCATGGCTGGCGGCTGACCAGAACGATCGTCAACTCAATTCGGATTTGTGCACAACCCGATTTGATACCCGGAGTTACACCGGTATGAGCCAATCGCCATGCATGAAGATGCCCTCAGGCTACCGAATCAGCGCTTTGGCCGATCCGCGTAGCTTTCCGGCTACATCAGGCGCTTCCGTCGCCCGTCTAACACTGTGCAGCCGACCTGCACTGGCGGCGGAAGCGAAATAAGCCCACATCAATATGGTGAAGTTGTAGGATTTAATCTCCCAAACTTAAGGAGACTAGAGATGTCCGACAACGGCGGTCCCGCCTTCCCAGTTCCCGAAACTCCGCTTGGAAACCAGAAACACCCATCGGGGTCACCAGGCATGACCCTGCGTGACTATTTCGCAGGCCAAGCACTGTCCGCCATCGTTACTAAGCAACAGGCAGAAGCGAAGCCAATGCAGAATCCGTACGACGGCTACGCAAAAGTCGCCTATATGTGGGCGGATGCGATGCTCAAAGCCAGATAATTGCGATCTAAAGCGCCGATTGACTGTCCAACTCAGCCGATCGGCGCAACTTGTCCAGCCTCGCCACAAGCGATGCCTTCAGCGCTTCGTCTATTCGCATGCGCTGAATGTCCTGTTCGATGCTGTCGATTAGTTGTTGTGCTTCCATTGCTTTCTCTGAATTCTTCCCGGCATACTCCCGGGTCGAGACACATTGCGTGTCAAGCACCGTTAGACCTGCTTCGGTGCGGCGGGAGATCGAAAAGTTGTTCTGCTGCTTGGCGAGCCGGGCTCCAACCATTCTCATCTCGCAATTTTAGCGAGAGAATGGGGCGCTTGGCTTGGCGCGCCTCGGCGGCTTGCTTCTGCTCCAATGCCTTCGCCGGATCGAGCCCGTAGGTGCGCGATTGGAAGGTAATGGACGACATGGCAGCACCAAAAGAAAAACCCGCTCTAGGCGGGTTGCGTTTCGTGCGGGCGCACGTCTTCAGGCCCAAATGTAGCGCATCTAGATGCACTTTGCGAATTCTCATGTAACACTTTTGGATCTGCATCAAAGGCCTTCCAGGCATATTGAGCTGATGCGCCTCGGCCTTCCTGCGCTTCAACATCGATATGCCCGGACTCCTCTAGCATTTTGAGAACGCGCCATACACCCATACGAACCTGCTTCTTCTCCTTGATTGAAGCGTTCTTTCCGCAAATGGAATTGACGATATGGACCATGCGGAATCTACGGCCCGGAAATGCAGCCAGCAAGTCCATAGTCTCTTTGGCGTACTTCAAGAGAACACCTGCTCGACACGTCGCTTCACCGCCGTCAAAATCGTCTCATACGATGGCTTGCTAATCTCCAGCGCACGCGCCGCAGCGGCAGTACCCTTGAACCGCCCATACTTCCACGGCGAAAGGTATTCGGCCTGCAATACCTTCCGCTCGATGGTGATGGCCACGTCGAATACCTTTTGCACGCGCTTGGCATTGTCCTCATGGATGGGCGGCGGCCGACCATCGTCCCCGCCAGCAAGTGGCTCCGGAATGATCCAGCTTTCGAGGAAACTGCCCGGCAAAACCGGGCAATCGTCAGGCCCGGAATTGGCCCATCGCGCCCAGTTTCGCAATTCAAAATCAACCCAGTTTGCAGCACTCATGGCGAACCCCGCAGCGATAAATTGATTGACTTCGATGAACAACTATATGTAGTCCTATTTTACTGGAAAAGTACTACATGTACCAGTTTTAGTAGGTTGTCAATCAGCATGTTGCGATCATTCTTCGAGCCCCGTAACGCCATACATGTAAATAGGCTCCGGCGGCAATTCCCGCTCCGGCGCGACTACTTCCGGAACCCTATCCCGATTCCTCCTCCTGCTGAGTGTCGGTGCTTCGTAGCGGGGGCGGTGGAGGATGACTAGAAAGATCAGCAGGCCGAGAGCGAAGATGCCCAAGATAAAGCCGACTAGAAGAACGCCTAGATTGATCATGATTGTTCCTTCAGCGCCCGGATAAGGCCGGCGATCTCGTGGCCTTCAATCGTTCCCATGTCGTAACACTCTGCAATGTCTGCGCAGCGCTCGATGAGGGCTAGATAGTCCTTATGCAGGACATAAAGCCCGCTTTCGCAGGGCATCGATGAAACGCCGTATCTTTGGGGTTTGGTCATGCCGCCTCCGGCACAGGAATTCCCATCCGCTTTGCCTCCTTAATAACCCATGGCAAACGCCAGCCAGTATTGACCTTGCGCGAAATCTCGATTCGCTTTTCATCCTCCGTCAGGTAGCCATATCCTTTGCGGGGATAGTCGCCCGATTGGCGCAGGGCATCGTAGTAGCAATCTGTCATGCTGCCTCCTTGTCATTCATTTGAGAGTAGGGTGAATGCTGCCGCAGCCACGCTTGGAATTTGTCCATTCCCAGAGGCTTTAAGTCGGTCCACGCTGGCGGCCACACCATCAGCCAATCCTGGAAGTCCGCATTCACTGTGCGCCCCGAAACTACTTGGCCGCCATGATTGAGGCTTAACCAGGCGAGGTAATCTTCGATCTGGCTGCGATGGTCGCCGCTCTTCGCGCGCTTCCAGCAGATTCCGTGCGTTCCGACGCTCGCCCTTGGCGTGGGCAAGTATCCAGACTCGTTCTCGACGCTGGGCGGCTCCAATGTGGTTACCTCCCAGCACTCCCCATCGCGCATCAAGCCCCATCGCGGCCAGGTCACCGAGGACTGTTCCGATGTATCCAGAAACAATGAGGCCTGTGACGTTCTCCAAGAGCACGAATCGCGGTCGAACATGGCGAATGACATCTGCCGTTGCGGGCCACATGTTTCGCTCGTCAGCTTCGCCGAGTTGCTTTCCTCCGAGTGAAAACGGCTGGCAGGGGAAACCTGCTGTAACCACGTCAGCAATTCCTCGGTATTGGTCGGCTGCACCGGACTGTGCGAACTGACGCACGTCAGTGAAGATTGGAGCGGCAGGCAGGATGCCGTCTCGGATGCGCGCTGCGATGACTCGCTGGCAGTAGTCGTTCCATTCGACATATCCGACAGGTTTCCACCCAAGCAGATGGGTTCCAAGCAATCCACCTCCAGCCCCGGTAAAGAGTGAAAGCTCATTCAAGCCGCCTCCCGTTTCATTTCAATCCGACGCTCCAACCTGCGAGCCTTTTTGTTCATGACTTTCTTGATCCGCTGCAAGTACTCGACGGACCACTTAGCCGTCCACTGCATTGACTCGATTTCCTCGACGCGCTCTATCGTGATTCTCTGTACCAGTCCTTTCCGGTATTCAACCGTGTTCGATCCCAAGTCGCGGTTGCACCTCTTGCATTGCAGGTGGATGTTCGGCAGGTAGTAGCGCAAATGTGGCGCACTGCCTACTGATCGGTAGTGGCCGGCATCGACCGATCCTCCGAATCTCCAATCCGGGTTTGCTCCGCACGAGATGCACCCATGCCCCGCCAGAATGTCCCGTAGCCTCGCCACTTTGTTGACGACTGCCTGCGCTTCAGCGATCCACTCCCGGCGCGTCTTGAGCTTGGCTTTCCGCTCTGCGAGAGATTTCCGCTCAACACGATTGGCTCGGGCGGCTTTCTGGGCGGCGACCTTGGCGGACCAATCGGCCGCACATTTGGGCCCGCATACCTTCTGCATTGAACGCTGCGGGGTGAAGACCGTTTTGCATGCCGCACAGCGTTTGGGATTCAAACTGGCTCGGATCATTCGAAGCAAACTCCCAGCGCGTCTCCCGCATAGCTCTGCACGGCATCCAGGTACTCGCTGAATTCCCCCACGCTCATCTGCGTCGTCGACTTCCGGCGCGCGATGATCTCGCCATCGGGCAGCGTCAGTTCGTCCAGAATCCCGAAGCGTCTAGCGAAAAATTCGTGCCACGTGTCCTTGTTGTACTGCCGACCTTCGATCCAAGCGGTTTCAGCGATCTGCTTCAGGACGGCGCCCCAGTAGAAGCGATTCTGCTGTGCGTTCCGTTGTCGCTCTTCTGCCGTAACGATCAACCTCAGTGGCTCGCCCTTATCGGCAAAGACCGGCGCGTTGGCTTTGATGAAGGCGACGACGGCATTCCAGACGCCGCCGTTACGCAATGTGAACTCACGGTATAGGGCGGCGGTCACAGATCAATCTCCGCATTCAACTCTGCCCGCAGCGCATCAAAAACCTTCAGATGCAGCGCGCAGACATCGCCATCGTTGACCAGCTTTCGCATGGTCTCGTAGTAGCCAGAGAGGGCCGTCTCGGAGCGATGGTCAGGAATAGATGATCCGCCATGCTCTGGCCGCACGACCCGCCACACGACACCGCCCATCTCGTGGACGGCCGCCAACTCGTTAGGGAATCGGCAATCGTCAACGACGACAAGATGACCGGAGTTGATATGCGCGGCAGCCTCTTCCTGCCACAGCCCGGACCAGAAGTTGACGCCGATATGGTCGCGACCCCACTCTGTGCCCAGCGTCACCATGGCATGCCGAGGCGTCTTTCCGCACAGCAAGTCACACGGCACTTCCTTGCGCGACCCCTCGATTTCCTCGTCATCCAGACCGATAGCGCGAAGCATGGTTTTCAGCGGGCCCGCGAACTTGACCAGCTTGTAGCGGTGGACTTCCTGCAGATATTCGGCCACGGTCGACTTGCCGGCACCAGCATTGCCCACCAAGGCGATGATGTTGGGAAGGTCTCTCATGCCCGCTCCTTGTCCAGTCCGAGATAGGTACGCCAGTAGACTTTGCCGCTCGGCGTCAGAAAGCCCCAGCTATTGGATTTCTTGCCTTGCACCCAGATTGACTTGGCGATAGAACCTTTCGGCAGAATCAAGCGGTGAAAGCAATTCGCGCGACGCAAGACGACCGCACCGGGACCGCGCCAGTAGACGCCGAACTCTTTACAGGTTTCGAGTTCTGCCGTGTCCCAATCGTGCGGATACGTTTCGGCACAGAGGCCTAGCAGGTATTCGTATGCGCTCTTACGGCGCAGCGCGAACATCGTCGGCTCGAACACTTCCCAATACCCACCCTCCAGCACAATCGAAAGCGACCACGCCGGATGGTCGTGAAGGTGGCGATCCGAATCGCTGCGCAGGATCGTGTGGGCGCGAATGGCGACGTTGCGGCACAGCCATCGGTAAAGAGTCGATGACTTCGGGCGGAAGCCTTCCTTCCACAACGGGTTATCGCCGTTGCGCTCCGGACTGTGGTAGCCGAGAACCCAGTCCCGCAACATGTAGCCTGGCAAGTCGTAATAAGGCGTGCTGCGAGCGCTCTCATGGAGCCGCATCAGAGGTTTAACGAGCAACTTCATTTGCAGTCTCCTTCTCTTCCTTCGTAGTGGTGTGGGCGAGAGCGCGACGCTGCGCGTCCTGCAGGATTCGAGCGAACTTATCGACTGAGCAGAACACGCCGTTCGCGGACATGATGTCGATCATCTCGCGGTGGCTGAGTCCGATGACTAGTTGGGTCGGGGCGGGTAGGGTGGTCATTTCTGGTTACCCCTTGATGCGGTGAACGAAGCCGGTGGGAGTGGGCTGGATCGTTCCCTTGGACTCTCCACCCAACAGGCGACTCGGGTCACTATTGAGCGGCGAAATAAAGAGTGAATCGGCTTCCGCTCCGGTCGCCTTGATGTAATCGACTTCGACCTTCGCACTGTCGACCAGCACGCCGGCCACCTGGGCGACGGCACGCGCACGGTCGACATCCATCGGGTTATCCCGGTCTCGCAAGGCTGCCAGCGTTTCCATCAGGTGTTCGCGCATATCGGTAATCGTGCTCATGACTGCTTCTCCTGTGCCTCGCGGGCGATCCGGTTAATCTGGCGCGTGATAGCGCCCTTCAACTGAACAAGTTTCGCCAGCTCGGGTGACCGCGAAACGGGGTGGTTACGTCGGGCCAGTTCGGCGCGGCTGACCATCTCAAGTGCGTCGAGCGTGATCTTGTCGACGTCGCTGGTCTTTCTGCCTGGCATGAAACACACGACATGTCCGCGCGGGATGGGGCCGTTTGCGGCTTCCCATACAAGACGATGAACGCCAACCCACCGACGTGCCGGCGTAGGGTGATCGTCATTTGTCTTTTGCTCGAGGTAGCCATCCTTGCTGACGCGGTAGGAGCCGATAGGCACATAGTTGTGCTGGGCGGCTCCATGCATTTCGCCTTTCTTGAAACGGGTCGCTTCCGTTCCTGCTGGCGACCAACCCTTCATGCCGGCATTCCACGTCTTGTGTCCCGGCTTGAACCGCGATTGGCCGCCACGCTTGCCGTCCGTTCGACCGGCCTGCGGACTAGCAAGGTATTCTGCTGACTTCTTCAGCCCCATGCCGAGAGCCTTTTGATAGACGGAAGAGGGCGTGCGAGCCATTTGCCTTGCCAATGTCGGCGTATGCGTATTCGGATATTCGCGCTCGAGCAATGCGAGATCCTCTGGTGGCCACGACTTTTTCATTCCCCACCCCCGATTTCTCTGTACCTGTCATACGGCATCACTTCCAGTCCAAAACTTCCGATCCATCGTCCGTCTTCCCACTTCAGAACCTCCGGCTCCGTCAGTGGCTCGCCGTCCGGGAATAAGCACTGAACTTCGTATAGCCCGTCGCGCTCTGGCGGCGTTGCGCATGTTTTCCAGGTCATGCGGCTCTCCCGAAAAACGCCTCAGTCAGCATGTCGCGCCGCGCACTAGTCATGATTGTTGTCGTCGGTGCGACGGATTTCGGCGGCCGGCCGGCATCGCACTTCTCGCGGACGAAGTTCTCTCCCGGGCCTGCCGTCCAGACATAGACGCGCATGTTGGCGGCGAACTCGCTTTGCCGATCGCCGCTGACGTGGCACAAGTCCATTTCGCGGCCTTGGCGCAGGAAGCTGTCAACGGTCTCCCGCGTCTTGCCGATCTTCTTGGCAATGTCGACGGACGACGCAGGCCCAAGGCGCTTGAGCTCGGCCAGAACTTCGATCATGGTTTTCGTCAGTTCTGGCATTTCAAACACTCGCCCGGTGGCGACTGCCTTTACGGGATAGGTCGGTAGAAGGCCTGCATAGCCGTTCTGAACCAGATACCGCGTCAGGCGTGACGGATTCGGATGCTTGGCGAGTCTCGACAGTTGGATCAGCGTCAGCGGCCCGCATTGGTTCAGGAGATCGATCGCCGTCTTGATCGACTTGATTTGGGAAACGATCATGCGCATACGGCCTCCCGTTTGTTTGCGCTCTTGAATTGGTGCATCGTGGCAACCTGCATGGCCGTCAACGTTTCCATCGCCTTGAAAATCGGCGGCGTAGCCTTCGCCGGCAGCGACCAGACCGTGTTGGCCAGCATGTCGGCATCTAGCGTCATGACAGCCTCACCGCGAACCTGCATGCGGCGCAGCGCCAGAATGGTGGTGTCGACGCTCGAGCCAAGGTATTCGGCCAGTTGCCATACGTGTGCGCCGTACGGGTGATCGGCCAGAAACTCGACTGCGCGTGGTTGGATTTGACGGGACATTTATGCGGCCTCCGCTTGCATTTGATGGTCGGCAGTAACCGCCACGCCGAGGGCTGCCCATGCGTGAGACTTGACGCCAAACGTAGGGCCGGGATTCTTCTTGGTGCCGGGCGCCCCGAGCAGGTCGATCAGAGCGACGCGAATGTTTGTGTCCTTTGCCTTCGTCGTGCCGCACAGGTGCAACTTCACGTCCTTGCGATACACGATCCGAACAGCGGCGGGGTATTGGTAGGCCTGAATGAACCGGCCAATCCATACGCACGTCTCGAACACTTCTTTTCCGACTGCCATGCCGTAGGAGGCGATCATTTCGATTGCCAGCTTGTTCGGCCATGCATAGACGGCAGCCAACACGTCTTCATTGCTCGATATGCCTGAGTCATCGACCTTGCCGTCACGGTAGATGCACCAACCGGTTTCAGTAGTTCCGGGATCGAGTGCCAGCAGCTTGCTCATGCTTTCTTTTCCTCCCAAAACTTCCTAAGCCCGTCTTTCACCTGTTCCGCTTCTTCCGCATTCGTCATCGCAAGATTCGCGATGTAGGCTCGGCGATCGGTAAGCGGCCACTCTGCGATTTCGTCGAGTACTTCGGAGAGTTGGGCGGGAGTCATGGCTTCCTCACCGGGTCAATTGCAAGTTGTTCCAACACGTCCATGAATTCAGCGCCCATCACAACTCCTTGCTCCTGAATCCGGCCCAACAGCTCTTGAGCAGCGCCCTTGATGGATTCGATCTGTTTCAGGTCTTCCGGGATTAGATTCATGCTTCTTTCCCCGTCGCATTGAAAATTGCCTGGCGCGCGATGTTCAGTTTGTTCAGCGGCACTTTCCCGGTTTGCTTGTCCTCTTCGATGATCTTGTGCGCCCAGTGCAGACCGGGGCCGCGAGGGCCACGCTTAAACGCTTCAGACGCCCCCAGCTCTTCGAGACGTTGAGCGCCATATTCCCGGGTTGATTCAGCAGCGCCAGGAGCGGGCAGGGCAGCAACGCGGGGCGGTACCGGCAAAACTTCGGCTTCCAGAACCTTCTTCAGCGCCGCTTCGAACCGCGGCTTGATCGCAGAGAACGACTGGCTGATCATGTCGAATTCACCTACCTTTGCCGCTGCCCAGTAGATCGCCGAATTGCTCCAGGCGTCCCGTCCGTGCTGACGCTTGCGCATCTGTTCGATTGCCTCGTAGATCGCGGCGTCAACGTTGATCTGCGGCTTGCAGGCCTTCATGAATTCCGTAATCGACGGCGGCCAGTCGTATGTCTTGCGGCACACCTTCAGGCCATCAGAGATCATTTGCGGCGTCAGACCTTCTTCGTCGAACGCTTCCGACCACGATTCGCGCCAGTTCGAAATCGCCTGCTCGCTTGCAAAAGCAGCGCGCCAACGGTTGGGATAGGCGCCATCAAAGCGGTTGAACAGGTGATCCATCAGCGAGATACCCAGCTTCGGATGCACTTCAAGCCAGAGGCTTTGCTTAAACGTCGATGTAGTCGTCGGGGCGTTCATGGTCGTTCACTCGTTTTTGGTTCACAAAAGCGACCGGGTCGAACTTCTGTCCCTGTCCGCGCGTCGGCGCTTTTGCGCCACCTGCTTTCATGCTCGAAGCCTCTGCTGCCCAACGCTGGAGAATCGAAACGATGTACCCAGCGGCGACGGTTTCATTCGGCTTTGCCAACTTCGCCTGCTCACATGCGGCCCGCACGGTCTCAGGCGTTACACCCTGCTCAGCAAGAGCGACAATCCTTGGATCGGCGGGGTTGGACTGAATCCCAAACTCCCTCATCACTCGCGACAAGAGCCCTGTGCGTATCGGGACCACGTTCTCGCCACCAGACTCACAGTCACCTAACACACGGTTAGTACCCTCGGTTTTAGGTAATGGTGTAGGTAAAGGTATAGGGCATTCCTCATGCACTTCTTCGGGCATTGCTCCTTGCAATGCTTGGAGCATGCTTGGAGCATTGCTATTAGCTTCAGCCAAGCTATCCTCTAAGGACTGCTTAGCGCGATGCTTGGACCAACGTGCATCTGCTGCGGCTTTAGCCTTTTCGTTGGACTTCTCCTTCCGGGTCTTCGCTTCCTTCAGTTCCTGCTCGATGCGCTTGTGATACCAGTGTCCATCTGTCAAGGTGAAGAACTTCACGATCTTTACCTTGGTCTTCTTCCACGCTGACAACGACAACTTGGTGATCTGGGCGAGGTCTTCATCGTCATCAGCAGGGGCACCATTCATCCAGTAATCCATGATTAGCAGGAGGTAAGCGCCGTGCTGCTCGGTGCTGAGTCGCTGCGTGTCGGCCAGATACGCACCGATGAATAGCGGCATCCAGACCTTGACTTTTTCCTCGTCGCTCATCGAAGGGCTTCCGTTACCGCAAGTTCGCTATCACACAAATTCCGAGAATTGCCAGGCAGATGCCCAGCGACACGGCACATATAAAGATCCAGCGCGACCTCATGCGACTTCCGGCTCGCAGTGCATGTTCATGAAGTCGCGCGGGTTGATGCGGAAGTGCTCGACTTCACGATCGGTCAACCAGTCACCCTCAATCGCGTGATCGCGCTGGGAGCCGACATAGCGCGTGTAGCGTTGCCGTGCCGTGTCGATCACAACCAGCGCAAGGCGCTTCGGGTCTTTGACGATGCTCATGGTGCTCTCCGTAGCGTTAGTAGTGCTTATCGGGTTATGGGGCGCCGGCCAGTCCGACCGGCGCTTACTTCAGTGTTTCGTTTCCTGCTGCGACTCCTGGATTGTCAGGCCGACTATCGACAACGCCTGAGCCACCCTCGGATCTGTCTCCGCTATCGACTCGAACTCCTTATCGAGTGCTTCCTTATCGTCTACCCCCACCCGCTTCCGGGCGTCCTGTGCAGCCTTGCGGCTAATCTGGAGCGCCTCGTCATCTGTCATTTCATAGATTCCCCTGTGAGTTGATTACTTCTTCCATGATCGTCAACCGGGTTTGCCTGTTCATCCACTGCGAGACGGCCCAGTTCCCAAGAACACGTTGATAATCTGCAATCAGTCGAGCCGGCAAGTCCTGGCGAGGCTTCCCGTTAGCGTCCACACCGTCTTTGCACAGCATGTTCGACAGGTGAGACCCTGGGATTTCCAGATGCTCGGCCAGCGTTCTTTGCGTCATGCCGCGCATGGCCCGGTTCTCCCAGGCGAGACGCACGGCATCACGATAAGTTACGCATGCAGCGATTGCCTCCTTCGGGAGAAAACGCGCGGGCGAAGGAGTAAACCCGCGCGATTCGACCGCTAAAGTTTTTGTCGCTTCCTCATGCGAGGGGTATTGCGTTTGCATCTGAGACTCCCTTTGAAAAATACGATGTAGTTACGAACGGGGTTACGACTGACTCATGGGGTCAAATAGAGGGGCCCTAAGACCCCCGAGAAAACTTTGAAACCGAACTACTTATTCCTTGCTGTCGTCGTCAACGGCTCCGCCCGGATTGTTTTGGGCGTCGTCGCTGGCCTTGACTCGCTCTACAATGTCGCTATCGGCGATCGACTGCGCCGAGCTGCGGATGTAGGCCCAATCGACATCGGGACGCAGGTCTTCGACACGAACCGCACCCGCAGAAGCCTTCTCGATCTCAATGGCCAAAGACTCAGCACACCGACGTTGCTTGTAGGCGATCTGCCAGAGATATGCGACGGAGGTTCCGACCTTAGTGGCGAACGCATCGCGCT